CTCTTATCAATCTTTATGCAACAGACGTAAAGGATCTTGAGACAGGTCTTAATGACCTAGGTATGGTTGCTGCGTTAATCAAGGCAACAGCCAATGATCTATCAGGTGGCAACACCACTGCTGCTGCAGTACAGAATATCCAGGCACAGTTCACAGCAACACCAGTTGCTGCACCATCTGCACCATCACAGTTTGATGCACCTGGTACTAAGCAATGTAAGCACGGCGTGATGGCCTTTAAGACAGGCACATCAGCACGTGGACCTTGGCAGGGTTATATGTGTGCAGCACCCAAGGGTGCGTTAGATAAGTGCGAGACTATCTGGGTCCGTTAGCGGATGCGTGGTCCTTGGGAATTCGAGGAACCACGTTGTAGGGGCATAGATACTGAGATGTACTATCCTGTTGAACAGAGTAGTTCATTTCCTGAAAAGAAACTTATTGTCTCTATTTGTGGAAGCTGTATCCATCAGGCTGAATGTGCAGACTGGGGCATCAGACACGAACGCTTTGGTATTTGGGGTGGGTTGACCGAGTTCCAAAGAAAAGATATACGCAAAGAAAAGAATATCGTACTTCCGTTTGGAGAATTTTGTGCTTGATTTACAGCGTGCGTGGGGGACTGTGCTTACCAAAGCCACTCCTCTTCCGGACGTGTGGGTTGCACTATCAGAGAAGCAGATCAAGTTCCGTAGGGGACAGGTCTGTATGGTAGCTGCTGCTCCTAACGCTGGTAAATCTATGTTTGCACTTATCTACGCAGTTAAGGCAAAGGTACCAACGCTGTTCTTCTCAGCAGATACCGATACTACAACTGTAATGTTAAGAGCTGCAGCGCACGCCTCTGGACATAACCAAGTAAATGTGGAGCAGAACCTTTCGACTGACTCACATTTTTACGATGGTGCATTTGATAAATTAAAACATATCAAGTGGGTCTTTGATTCCAGTCCGTCACTCGATGATATCGAGTTGGAGATAAAGGCTTATGTCGAGTTGTACGGCCAAGCCCCTGAGTTGATCATCATAGATAATCTTATGAATGTAGCTGCTGAGACAGACAACGAATGGGCTGGCCTGCGTGCAATTATGATGGATCTGCACGATATGGCACGCAAGACTGAGGCGTGTGTACTGGTATTGCACCACGTCTCTGAGCAGTCAGAGTATGGTTCACCTACTGAGCCACCAGCACGGCGTGCTATTCACGGCAAGGTAAGTCAACTACCAGCACTGATTCTTACACTGGGCTACAACCCTGAGTACAATGAACTTAAGATTGCTGCAGTGAAGAACCGCTTTGGTCCACACGCAGCCGATGGAAAGGATTATGCAATGCTCAGTGTTAGCTATGGCAACTGTCAGATATCAGATAAGAACGCCTATGGTGCTATGTTTGCACGCGATGCGCGTGCTGGTTACTCTGGCGATATTATTCCAGAGGATGAGTACGGACACGAGGTGGCAGTCTGATGGCAAATACAGAGATCCAGTATCTTAAGAATGAGATTAAACAACTCAAGTCTGATATGGCTAACCTGATTATGGCGCTGATTGAGTTGAAGATATTTAAGATTAAGATTGATGAGAACGGCAACGCCATCTATGACACAGGTAAAGATGGCAAGTCCGAAGTACAATAAAGTAAAAGGCGCAGCCTTTGAGATTGATGTAATGAAATGGCTACGATCTATGGGTCAAGTAGCAGACCGCTTACGTCTAGCGGGTAAAGATGACGAAGGAGATTTAGTTGTAGTTGTCTCGGGACAGACCTACATACTAGAACTCAAGAACACTGTGCGGCTAGACCTGCCGGAGTTCTGGAGGCAAGCAGAAGTTGAGGCGCTTAACTACGCTAAGGCTCGTGGTATCGGGGAAGTGCCACTGCATTATGTTGTAGTTAAGCGTCGCAACGCTGGCATAGAGAAGGCTTGGGTGGTCCAAGACTTAACGCAATGGTTAAAGGAAAAGCAATGACACCAGTACCAGAAGGAATTATCAGCACATCAACAGGCCCAGTAGACCCAAGTGAGTCACTGATTGAAGAAGCAATTCTTGAAGCTGACGCAGAAGAAGCAGAACCATCTGAGTTTGACCCAGATATGGATGACCCATACGAGGACCAAGCGTGATCTGCTCAGACTGCGTTAAGGCAGGTGAAGAGAACAAGGCTAACCATTTCAAGCGTGCTGCACAGTGGCACGATAAGTGCAGTGTGAAGGGGTGTGTATGCCAGCACAGGACTGGAACAGGGTACGTAAAGGTGGCAAGTTCAAAGGCGCAGTTGACGCCAACGACATCCCCATAGATGCCATAGTTAAATTCTTTGGCGGTGAAGTAAGAGAAGGTAAGTCAGCCAGTGTCCGGTGCTGCTTACATACAGACAGTAGACGATCTGCTGTTATCAACACATACGATAATTTGTACTACTGCCATACCTGCGGTAAGGGTGGCAATGCAGCAAACCTAGTGTGCATACTAGAGAACTTGGAGTTTAACGATGGCCTCAAACGTGCAATCGAAATTGCAGCTGGAAGCGGCGCAGCGATACGCACAGCAGATAAGTTTAGAGGCGCTAGCCGTGCTAGCCGAACGTGGGATATCTGAAGAGGTAGCAGCTCTCTATATGTTAGGTAGCGTGGTTGATCCTATGAACGGCCACGAGATGCAGGAAGGTTGGATATCTATTCCATACATTACTGCTATGAACTACTGCGTAGGCTTTAAGTTCCGCAGACTAGATGATGGCAAGCCTAAGTATGGTAGCCCTACTGGGCAGAAGGCTCACCTCTATAACGTAGTTGACTGCACTATCTTGAGTAAACACATCGTGGTATGTGAAGGTGAGTTAGATACAGTCATTGTCTCAGGAGTCCTTGGTATCCCTGCCGTTGGTATACCTGGAGTGCAGGCTTGGAAGCCACACTTTGCTAAGTTGCTGAACGGCTATGACAGTGTGTATATCGTAGGAGATAACGACATTAAAGAAGATGGTTCCAACCCAGGCGCTGAGTTTGCAAAGCGCGTGGCTTCAGAGGTATTGAACTCAGTTATTGTTACACTACCACCAGGATTAGACATCAACGACTACTACCTAGCCTATGGCGCGGAAGCGACTAAGACTTTGCTAGTAGGTGAGCAGATTGGATAAGGCAGAATGGCAACAGATGATACAGACTTTGCAGCATATGGGCTTTCACATCTTGGAGATCAATTTGGAAACCGAGACCTTACTAGTGCAACCTACACAGACAAGGTAGATGAGGCATTTGTTGCTGATGTCTGGCGCATTATGGACCAAGCTGGCAACCTGCTTGTGCGTAAGCACCACGACTACGGCCCAAAGAATATAGCGCACTCACCAGGTGGACCGCTTAATGGTTTGCGTGTGCGTATTTGGGATAAGGTAGCGAGAATAAATAATCTACTAGACAATGGCGTGAAGCCATCTAACGAATCTCTTAGAGATAGTTTCTTAGACCTGTTAAATTATTCAGCGATAGCAATGCTAGTACTTGATGGCGTATGGCCAGAGGTACAGGAAAAGAACAGTGACTGAATTAAACCCAGCTATCTTTGATATCGTACCCAGTATTGCACGCGTTGTACATAACCAGTACAACAGGTATGTAGATAGAGATGATCTTAAGCAAGAGTGTGTGCAATGGGCGCTGATTCGCGTTGCTTATATCAACGAGCAGCTTAGTGTAGAAGATGCTACTGAGCGCAGACATAACGAGCAGAAGATAGCGTGGCAGATGAAGCGCGTAGCAGAACGCTACGCACGCAAGGAGAAGGCTATCAAGTCTGGCTATCAACTTGCAGATGAGGCTTACTATCAGACTGGTGTACTAGGACAGCTACTGCCCTTTGTTATTGCATCAGTGCTAGATGGCACAGTGCTAGAGCAAGCACAGGAGATGATCAGAGATGGTCAACCTAAAGGCTCGTCAAGTCCAGCAGAAGGTGGCAACCTGCTTGCTATGCTGATTGATATTAAGAAGTGTTATGAAGAGTTAGAGCAGGAAGATAAACATATTCTTATGCTGCGCTATCACGAGAACTTAAAGCTGGAAGAGATAGGTGTGATACTAGAAGTCCACCACTCAACTGCAGACCGCAGGTGTGACCGAGCCTTGCGTAACCTGAACGAGAAACTGGGCGGACCGAGTCCTTACCAGTGAACGAGTTAGTACTCTTTGATTTTCTTAAACTTAATCTTTACCCAGACTTACAGCGTGCTCCTGGAATCTATGATGCCTTCGATTGTCATAGTGCTAAGGCCGGACACTTCATCGAACTGAAGTGTCGCCAAACCCATTATTCTACGCTACTTATACAGCAAAATAAGTATCGCAAACTGATTGAGCAGGCCTACCACCGCGACCTGTTGCCCTTCTATATCAACAGCACGCCTGAAGGTATCTACTCTTTTGATCTTACAGACTTAGAAGAACCAGAGTGGTTCACCCAACCAATGCCAGCAACTACAGAGTTTGAAAACACTAACAAGATAGATAAGATAGTCGGTTATTTGGATATAGAGGAAGCGGTGAAGCTATGACATACGATTATGAATGCCCTAAGTGCGGTGAAGTACGCACTGTTGAACGCAAGATTACAGATGCGGAAGAGATTTATATCTGCGCTACTTGTAACAACAACCTAGTACGCAAGTGGTCTGCTCCCACTGTAGTCTTCACGGGTACTGGCTTTTACTCTACCGATTCCAAGCACTAAGCCCCAACCGGAAAGAGGTAACGGCTGAGGCTTAGCTGTGCTTCTGGAAGGAAGGCTTGCGAACTATAGCATACGTATCAGTTGCTTGCCT